CCGCCGCCGCCGCCACCGCCGGAACCAACGGCGCCGCCCCGGTCCGCGTGGCCGCCGGCCCCGCTGCCAGACAGCCGGCCCAGCCACCCGAGGGCCTGCGCGGCGCCGCCCGCATCCGCTGGGGCCTTGAACAGCAAGGAGCGCCCTAAATGGCCCTGACACTCGCCGAAGCCGACAAGTACAGCACCGACCAGCGCCTAATCGGCATCGCCGAGATCAGCATCGACGCCAACCCCCTACTCGCAATGCTGCCATTCGTCCCCGTCCGCGGTAACGCCCTGCGCTACCAGCGCGAGCTCGCCGCAGCCAGCCCCGGCTTTATCGCCCCCGGCGGCACAGTCGCCGAGGCCACACCCACCACAACCGACATCACCCTCGCCCTAAAAGTCCTGATCGGCGACGCTGACATCGACAAGTTCCTCGCCCTAACGCGCAGCAAGGATCAGGACCTCGTCGCCGAGCTCCTGGCCATCAACGCCCGCAACTTCGCCGACTTCTGGGGCGACAAGACGATCTACGGCAGCATCGACGCCGACGCCAACGAATTCGACGGCCTCCACGAAATCATCAGCGACGACGTCACCGGCCAGCAGGTACACGCCGGCGCCACCACAGTACCCGGCGCCGGCAGCTTCTCCCTCCTCGACCAAATGATCGACTTGGTCCGCCCCAAGGCGACGGCACTCCTGATGAGCCGCCGGTCGAAGCGCGGCATCCAGGCCCTCGCCCGCTCGCAGTCCGCAGGCCTCGCCCTCGAACGGGTGGCCGGCATCAACACACCCGTCCTGTTCTACGGCGACCTGCCCGTCCTCACGTGCGACTTCATCGGCGACGTCGAGACAATCTCCAGCGCCGCCTTCGCCACCAAGACCGGCGGCACGGCCTCCAGCATCTTTGCCGTCCGCCTCGACGAGATGGGCCTGTTCGGGATCTCCGCCGACGACCCCAACGCGCAGGACGACCTGCAGCGGATCATCATGCTGGAGACCGTCGGCACGCTGGAGACCAAGGACGCCAACCGCTACCGCCTCAAGCACTACGGCGCCCTCGCCCTCCGCGAATCCCAGGCCCTCGCCCGCCTCGACGGCGTCAGCGCCGCCGCCTGGACGAACTAACGTGCCCGGGGTCTACTGCCCCCGCTGCCAGACGCGGGTTATCCTCGAACAGGACGGACAGTCCTGCTCAAACTGCGGCCGCAAACTCGTGATCGCCGCCCCCGACCCGCCGCACGTCCGCGCCGCCAGCAAGGCGGCCCGTAACGCCACCCCGCCCGGCGAGGCGGCCTAACGTGGCCTCCCCCGTCTACCCGCTCACATTCCACATCGCCAACCCGCCCGCCAACACCGCCGACCAACCCCTCGCCGCCGGCGCCCTCCCCGGCGCCGCCGCCGACCACTACGTCACACCGTTCAACGGCGACATCGTCGCCATCAGCCTCTCGGCCAGCGAAGACCTCACCGGCGGCTCGATCGTCTTCGACGTCAAGCGCAACGGCGCGGCCGTCACCACCCCCGGCGCCGAGCTGATCGGCAGCACCTTCCCCCGCTCGCGCCTCGTTCCCATCGATCACGGCGTCCTCCCGCTGAAAGCCGGCGACCGCATCTCCATGGTCGGCCACACAGACGGCGCCTTCGTGCCCACAACCGCCGACTTCACCATCACGCTCTGGTGTATGATCGGCAGCACCGCTCCGGGCTAGACCGCCGTGCCCACACTCCTCACCGACATCCGCGCGCGGATGCGGATCGACCTCGACGACCCCGCCCTCGCCGTCTGGGCCGACGCCGACCTGAACCGCCACATCGACCACGCCCGCCGCGAGCTCTCCCACCACCTGCCCCTCCAGAAGAAATCCACCCTCGCCACCACCGCCGGCAGCCGCGACGTCAGCGTCGCCACCCTCGTTCCCCGCGTGCGCATCGCCGCGGTCGAGTACAAGACCGGCCAGTTCCCGCCCGCCTGGGTGCAGTTCGCGCTGTGGGGCGACGTCCTCACCATCGTTGACGACCCGCTGCCCGACGGCGCCAACGCCAACATATTCTGGGAACAGCACCACACCCTGGACGCCAGCACCAACACCCTCACCGACGAACTCGAAGAGCTCCTAATCCTGGGCGCCGAGGGCTACGCCTGCCGCCAGGCCGCCCGCCGCAAGACCGACGCCCTGAACACCGGCGGGCCCCTGGCCGGCCACGACTTCGACGCCCTCGCCACCGACTACCTCCGCCGCTTCCAAAGCGGCCTGCGCCAGCGCCAGGGCATCGCCCAGCGCCGCCTCTACCCCCCGGCACAACCCCTGCCCTCCCAGAGCACAGACCCGGGGCCGTGACCCGTGCGCACGCTGCCTGCCGCTCTGCAGACGGCACAGCGAGCGGCCACCCGCCGCCCCTACCTCCAGGTCGTCATCGACGACCGCAACGCCGGCACCCGCCGCTTGCGGCCCGCCCGCTGGTACACTGGCAGCGAGCCAGACGGCCCCCACGCCGTAGCTGTCCCCACTGACGGCAGCCTGAACCGCCTCCGCATCGAGGCCGGAATCACACTCTACCGTCAGCGAGTCGCCAGCCCCACCAGCGGCTCCGACTACACGCCCTGGACACTCTTCCGCACCGCCTCCCGCCTGTGCGCCATCGCCCAGTGGGGCGCCAACCTGGCCGCCTTCGCAGTCGACAACGCCACCCCCACCGAGGTCTGGAAGGCCACCAGCGCCGACAACGGCGCCACCTGGGGGGCCTTCGCGCTCGCCTTCACCCACACCGTCACCATCACGGCCATCGCCGCCGCCGCCAAGCCCAACGGCGAGTACGTCGTCGTCCTCAACAACGGCAACAACCTCTCGGCCCGCCGCTGGACCGGCGCCGCCTGGAACGCCGCCGTCACCACCAGCGACGGCGAGCTCACCCCAACCGGCCTCGCCGCCTCCTACGGCGGCGGGGCGACAGACTGGCGCGTCCTGGTCACCGCCACGATCGTCAGCGGCGGCGGCTCCCGCCTCGCTGCGCGCATCTTCGGCGACGGCTTCGAGCAAGCCGTCAACACATGGAGCGCCAACCGCGAGATCGCCGCCACCGTCCCCACCTCCAACGTCGCCTACAGCGCCCCCTTCGGCGGCCAGCCCGACACCCACCGCCTCGCCTGCCGCGAGGCCTACACCGGCACCGGCAGCTACGCCCACATCAACCACAGCTACTCCCCCGCCACCGCCGACTACGCCGCCAATCTCTGGCACGAGCTCACGCCCTTCGACCACGACAACCCCTACGGCCTGGCGCTCGCCTTCTCCCCCACACAGACCTACCTGACCACACCCTCCGCCGTCTACAACTGGCCGCTCGTCGTCGCCTCCGTCGATGTCACCGCCGACGTCGTCTCCTGCGACCACGTCGAGCAATCCGCCCCCGCCCGCACCACCATCGTTCTCGACAACGCCGACGGCGCCTACAACAACCCGGGCGCCGGCGCCGTCGCCGCTATCACGCGCGGCGCCCAGGTCAACATCTCCCCCGGCTACCACGCCGGCACGCCCCCCACCCCCACCGTCTCCGCCGGCCCCGCCGTCTGGATCGCCGCCCTCACCCACCGCTTCGAACCCCGCGGCCTCGCTGTCCTCGTGCTCGACTGCGAGAACGCCCACGCCCACCTCGACCGCTGGCGCGCCCCGCGCTCGCTCCAATTCGCCGCCGGCGCCAAGAACGTCTTCGGCCAGCTGCAGGCGCTCATAGCCCGCGCCGGCTTCGAGTTCGCCAGCACCGGCAGCAGCGCCGACGCCACCGCCCTCTACCCCGCCACCTCCATTGCCCCCTGCCAGAGCGCCCTCGCCGCCGTCCGCGCCCTCCTCTCCCGCCTCCCCGACATACTCTTCACCCGCGCCGAGTTCTTCTTCCTGAACGAACCGCTCGCCGCCGACACCGCCGACGACGCCCTGAAATGGCAGGGCGCCCCGGCCTCCTATCACCCCATCGGAGCCGCCACCTACGTCTCCCGCCTCAAGGACCGCAACCACGTCCGCGCCGTCGGCGGCGCCGCCGCCGATGTCATCGGCGAATCCCTCGACCTCACGGAGATCCCCCTGCACTACGCCGCCCCCGCCATCGTCGCCGACCGTGAGCTCACCACCGCCGCCAAGGCTCTGGACCGGGCGGACGCCCTCCGCCGCGCTCAGGACATCGAAGCCAACGCCGACACCCTCCAGATCCCCACACACTGCGGCCTCGAAGTCAACGACGTCCTGAACGTCATCGACGACCGCATCGGCGGCGCCACGCTCAAACGCCGCGTCCTACGCATCGCCCTGCGCTACGACCGCGCCCGCAAGCCCGCCTACAGCCAGACGCTAACCCTGGGGGCGCCGTGAGCACCTTGCACCGCGCCCTCATCCGCGCCTACGCCGCCGGCACGCACAAGGCCGACGTGCAGCTCGTGGACTCCCTGCCGACGCTCATCGCCGGCGTCCCGGTGGCCACCGACATCCCGGCCGCCGAAGTCGTCGCCGGCCGCGAGTGCGCCGTCCTCTTCTTCACCGCCGACAACCCCGACGACGGCGTCGTCGTCACCGTCCACGGCGCCGTCCCCGCCGCCAGCCCGGGCGGCTCGAAGATACAGGACGCCGACGGCGACACCAGCGTCGACACCGAGGCCAGCGCCAACGAGAACAAGGTCCGCATCAAGGTCAACGCCACCGAGCGCGGTCTGTTCCAGACCGCCAGCCCGCACGTCACCCTGACGGGCGACACCCGCGTCATGGCCGGCACCCTCACCGTCCAGACCGCCGGCATCGCCCAGCAGGCCCTCTACGTCAAACCCACCGCCACCGACGACATCATCGCCGTCTGCGCCGACATCAACCTCGCCAGCTCGAACCCCGGCGCCGGCAACGCCTGGGGCGTCGCCGGCCAGGTCAAGGGCCCGACCGCCACCACCCTCCACGGCCTCCACTTCGCCGCCGGCTTCACCAGCGGCGGCGGCACCGAAGCCATCGCCATCTGGGTACGCAACTTCTGGCTCGCCTCCTCGACCTTCACCGTCACCCGCATCGTCGGCCTCCAGATCGACCCGGTGCAGAAGAGCGGCACCGGCACCGGCACCGACGCCTACGGCATCTGGGTCAAGTTCACCGGCGCCGCCAACTTCACCAACACCTACGGCCTCCGCATCTCCGACCTCACCAGCGGCACCAACCGCTACCTGCTGCTCTGCGACGGCCAAACCGGCGGCGGCGGCCTCCCCAACCTCCAGCTCGACGCCCAGAACCCGCCCAACGCCGCCCTCGCCGCCCAGGGCGACTCGCCCCTCTGGCTCATCTGGATGGAGAACGGCGTCCTGTCGCTGCGCCGCTGCCGCACCAAGACCTTCGCCACGCTGGCCGCCGGCGACAAAGTAATGATCGCCGTCTAATGAACCAAAACACGCGCGGATCCCGCGCATATTATGCGTTCCACCACACTCCGCACACTGCACTCTGCACTCTGCACTCTCAACTCTTCACTCGGAGGCTAACGTGCCAGACTTCACCATCGCCATCCCCGACAAGGCCCTGCCCGCCCTGCAGCGCACCGTAGACACCTACAACGGCAACAACGGCGCCGCGCTCACCGTCCGCGACTGGCTCGAGCTGCACGCCCTCGACATCGCCCTGCAGGACCAGCTCGCCGCCGCGGTGGACGCCATCAAGGCCCAGACCGAGGCCCAGGCGCAGACCGACTTCGACGCCGCCATCAAAGCCGAGCGCGAACGGCTGATCGCAGCCCTGGCATGATCCACCCCGCCCTCTGGTGGCTGCTGCTCGCCGCCGTCCTGCTGGACGCGCTCACAGCCCCGCCAGCGCCGACGCCGACGCCCCCCGCACCACACCACACCCCAGCGGCGTCAGCGCCCCCCCTTCCCCGCCCTGCCCACGGCACCGCCCCCGTGACAACGGCCCTTGGTAGTGCTAACCTGCTTACGTGGCCGCACCAAAACTAAGCCCCATCCTCACCGTCGCCCAGGCCGCGTACCGCCGCTTCCCCCGTGACATCGCCCTCCTCATGATCGCCATCTCCGGCGCCGAGGCCGGCTTCCGCGCCGACGCCAAGGGCGACCCCGTCTCCAGCTTCCCGCCCGCCGAGCAGGCCGAGTACGCCAAGTACGCCGTCGACGGCTACACATCGTTCGGCCCCTGGCAGATCAACCTCCGCTGGAATCGCGAGCACCTTGGGGCCCTGACCGGCAGCAGGGACCCCCGCAAATGGCGCGACTACCTGTTCGTCGTCAACAACTCCGGCGACGCCGCCAAGCGCGTCTACGCCAGCCAAGGCCCCAGCGCCTGGTCCACCTACAGCGGTGGCCAGTACAGCGCCTTCACCGAGCGCGCCGTCATCGCCTACGACGCCGCCGACCGCGCCACCGACGCCTTCGACGCCCTGCGCGACGCCGAGGCCCGGCTCGCCACCCTCAGTGCCAACCTCCGAACCGAGATCGCCGCCGCTCAGGCGCTCCTCGATTTCTGATGGGCGCCACAGGCCGGGCCAAGGTCACCGGCCCGGTCCTCGCCGCCGCCATCGTCACCCACTACTGGGAGCTGGCCGCGCTCGCCATCCTGGTCGGCGCCGCCGAGGAGCTACACCATCGCCACCGCCAAGAGGAAGCCCGGCGCGCAGCCCGGCAACACCAACGCCGTCAAGAGCGGCTACTACAGCCCCAGCCTTGACCGCGCCGGCCAACTACAGCTCGCCGAAGCCCGCGCCCTCTCGCCGACCGACCTGCAAGACGAAGTCGCCATCCTTCGTCAGCGCCTCCGCGAACTCGTCCGCATCAAGCCCGAGAACGTCCAGCTCCTTATCGACGGCCTGCGCGCCCTCGCGCGCCTCGCCGCCACCCACTACCACCTCCAGGGCACCGACCAGGACCGCCTCGTCGCGGCCATGTCCAACGTCCTCCTCGACATCGACCGCACCCTGAAAGGAGCCTGACGTGTCCCTCCTGCGCCGCATCCTCTCCGATCCCACCGTCCGCCGCGCCGTGCTCGCGCTCGCCGCCGCGGTCGCCGCCTACCTCCTCGGCGCCCTCGCCGGCCTGCCACCAACGCCGTGACCCTCTGCGCCTTCGCGCTCTACGGCGAAGTCCTGCTAGCCGCCCTCGCCACCATCGCCGTCACAGTGGCCAGCGCCGCCGCCGTCACCGTCGCCCGCGACCTCCACGACATGGCCCGCTGGCGCCGCCGCAAGTAGCCGCCTCCGCCGGGCGGCTCCGCCGCCCCCTTGCGGGCCGCGCCGTCGCTCTGTCCGCGCCCTGGGCCGCTCTTCATTTAGGGCGTAGATGCACCTGCTACGCGCCCGCCCGGCCCAGTTCGGGGCGCTTCGCGCCCCGTAGAACACTCGGCTCCGCCTCGCGCCTCCCGTCACGGCGGGCAGCCTCCGGGCCGGCGGCCCCGTTACCCACCCCCGATAACACCCCAGCGGG